CGAGCACGGTGCCGGTGGCGTCGGTCAGCAGGTTCATGTTCGCGTCGAAGCACATCACCATGAGCCGCGGTGCATCGGCGTCGAGAGCGAGCGCGAAGTGCTTGCAGGCGCGCGCATCCACGACGAAGCCGAGCCCCCGCCCGCCGCCGAGCACGACGCCACGACTGGTCAGCGTCAGCGCATCGAGGCCGGGAAAGACGAAGTCGGCCAGCGTGCCCGGCGTGCCCATCACGTTGGAGGACAAGGCAGCGAGCTTCTCGAAGCCGGTCTCCCCGGCATTCCAGCGGATCGCTGCGGCGCGCAGGTTCGGCACCGCGGCGAGCTCGCGCGTCGCGCCCACATGCGACGCAGCCTGGTGGGCGGCCCGCACCACCCCGCCGAACCGCGTCGCGGTGGCGCTGTGCTCGATCTCCACCTGGTAGCCCTGGCTGGCCCAGGAAACCTCGTAGAGATGGTCCTGCGCGGCGCCGGTGTGGCGCGCGACGGCGGGGCTGCAGCTTTCCATCCGCATCGCGCGCGCGATGACGGCGCGGCTGTTCACCTCGCAGAGGAAGGGGATGCCGGAAATCGGGCGGTCCTTCGCGTTCAGCTCGAAGTTCGGCCCGTCGAACACATGCCGGTTGTGCGCGACATAGGCGCCCGGCGCCGCGGAGAAGCGGATGCCGAAGCGGTCGAGCGTGGTGTTGACCGTGCTGCCGACCGCGAAGTGCCCGCCATAGTAGCGCACGGAGGTGTTCCAGGCCTGCGCGGTGGCGGTGCGGATATCGAGGCCGATGCGGTTGTTGGCGATGCGGCCGAGGATCAGCGTCGTATCCTCGAAGCCGCGCTCGTCGCCCAGCGTGCGCACGCCGATGGTGAAGCCGGTCGCGCTGCGGATCTCGACCATGCTGGCGTCGAGGTTGCGCAGCAGGATGCCGATGTCGCCCTCGTTCGCCCAGTCGGACTGCGTCGCGCGCAGCACGGCGAGGCCGGTCAGGATCTTCTCCGCGTTGCGCGCGGCGCCGCCGTCGCCGATCGTCAGCGCGGGCTGTCCGGGCGGACCGGCGTAGAGCAGCGTGCCGCGCATGACGAGGCCGGCCGCCGCGCCGGGCAGCGTCAGCGGCAGCGTCGTGCGGAAGCTGCCCTCGCCGACCAGCAGCGTCTTGCCCGACGCCGCGGCGGCGTTCATCGCGGCCTGCAGCGCAGGCCCGTCGTCGGTGGCGCCGTTGCCGGTCGCGCCGAAGTCGCGCGCGGAGAGCCGCTCGCCCATCTTGTCCTCGGCGGTGCGCGGCACGGCGCCCGGAAAGGGCGCGGTCATCAGGCCGGAATCGCGCGGGAAGACCACGGCGTCGCCGTTCGAATCGAAGCCAAGCAACCGGTTCGCGCGGGCGGGGCGCATCGGCAGCACCATCTGGCCGCCGACCTCGGATGGATCCTGCCGCAGCGTGGAGCCGATCTCGTCGCGCTGCTCCTGCAGCACGGCGACGACGCGATCGAGCTCGTCGTTCAGCGTGCGGGCGCGCAGCAGGCCGTTGTCCTGGAAATCCGTGTTGCGCTCGACGGTCATGCGCCGGCGCAGCGTCACGACCTCGCCGGGTGCAGGCGGCGTGGCAAGGCTGGCGATGCCGCCTTCCGTCTCGCCCGCGCCGGCGATCGTGTAGCCGCCCGAGAGCACGACCGCCCCGACGCGCAGCTCGAGATCCTCGGCGTCGAAGATCGGGAAGGGGAAGACGAAGTCGGTGCGCGTGCCGTCGCCGACATATTGCACGCGCGGCGCGACATCGCCGATGCGGATGTGCTCGGCCATGGGGAGTGGCACTCCTGGAATCGGGTGGGACGGGCCTAGTCGAGCAGGCTCCGCAAGGCGCTGCTGGCGGTCGCGCCGGCGCGCAGCCACGGCGTCAGCGATCCGTCGTCGTTCAGCAGGCTGCGCCGGCCGGAGGCGAGGCGCGCCGAGAAGACGGCAAGCTGGTCCGATTGCGCCGCTGCGGCATCGCGCCGGAGACCGGTGGTGAGCGCGGCCGCCGAACCGTCGTCGGGCTGCACGCCGCCGGCGGCAAGCCGCGCGCGCGTGGCGGCGACGGTGCCGGCCAGCCGTGCGTCGGCGGTGCGGCGATCGGCGGCCTGCTGCGCAGCCAACTGCTGCAGGCGTGCGGCATTCTGAGCTTCTGCCTGCTCGGCCTGCTCGCGGGCGCGGCTGGATTGCGTCTGCGCCTGGCGCTGCGTGGCGTAGAGCGAGGCGCCGGCGCCCAGCACCGTCGCGATGGGGGCGATCTGCGCCATCAATCGTGCATCCTCGTGTCGGTGGTGACGGAGAGCAGCGTGAGCGGCAGCGGCGTGTCGCCCTCGATGCGCCAGAGCGGCGCCATCGCGTCGCGCCGCCAGCCCAGCGCGCGCAGCGTGACGTCGCCGGTGAAGGCGGGCGGCCCCGCGTCCAGCAGCGGCGTATCCAGCCGGCGGAACGGCACCGGTTGCGCGCCACGGCCGAGATCGACCGCGAAGGACGCGGTGCCGAGCAGCCGGAAGGTGACGGAGACCAGCCGCAGCGGTGCTGCGCCGACGCCCGCGCCCGCTGCGAGCTGCGCAGGCAGCGGCTCGATCACATGGGTGAAGGCGAGGCCCGCCTGCACGGCAGCGGCGGGCGGATCGAGCGCGATGCGTCCAGCGACGACGGTGGCGAGCCCGCGCGGCGCGCCATCGGCCAGCACGCCGACCTCCCGCGCCTCAAGGTGCGAGAGGCCGCTCCAGCTGTCCTGCGGCGTCGCGGCGCTGCCCGAGAGCGCGGCGTCGAGGCCGAGCGTCGCGTCGAAGCGTTCCAGCCGGTGCGTGCCGGCGCGCTCCACCACGGCGTAGACGCGGCCATCGGTCTCCGCGACCGCGCGGAAGGCGCCCTGCGTCTCCTGCCGCGTCCAGGCGATGACCTGCTCGGCGCGATAGAGCGTCAGCGTGCCGATGCCGCCATCGCCCATGACCAGATGCAGCAGCCGCTCCGTCTGGTCGTAGGCCATGGAGACGGGCTGCGCGACGAGATGCCGGCCCACCAGCGCCAGGTCGTTCGCCTGGTAGGCGTCGCCGACCTCGGTGTAGGCGAATTCGTGCACGGCGCGGCCGGACCGCGCGACGAAGACGGTGGAGCCGTCCACGTCCACCGGCGGCACCATGCGGTCCACCGGGCTACCGATGCGCGTCTGGCGGCTGAGCTGGATCGAGGCCGGCGTCAGCGGATCGCCGGTGACCATCCACTCCGCGCCGGAGGTGAAGACCTGCAGGTGCCGGCCGGAGAAGACGCCGCGGATCGCGTTCACCTGGTCCGACATGAGCGCGAAATCGATCGCCTCGTCGTCGAGGCCGGTGCCGGTGTCGAAATCGCCGAGGTCGCCGCTGCACGACAGCCACAGCCGGTTCGGCAGGTCACGCGAGCCACCGAGCACGAGCCGCGCCTGGTGGAAGCAGCCGCAGACTGGCCAGCCGCGCGCCCAGCTGAAGGCCGCTTCCTCCCACGCCGTCACGGGCGAGGTGTCGGGCAGTGGCTGCTCGAGCGTGCCGGTGGCCTGGAGCGGATTGGCGACGGCGGTGATCGCGACGCGGCGACCGTTCAGGCGGAACCAGGTCCAGAGGTGGCCGGTCGTGAACACCGGCGCGCTGGCGGTCAGCGTGATGCTGCCGCTGGTGCCGCTCGGCTGCAGCGCGACGTTGCGGAGGAAGGCGTGCAGCGGCGGGCGGCCGAAGGCGAAGTCGGCGATGGTCCAGGCGGTGTGGCTGCTGCGCGTGATGCGCTTCGGCTGCAGGTCGGGATGGAACAGCAACAGCGTGTCGGCATTCTGCGTGAAGGCAAGCTGCGGCAGCATCGGCGCCGACCACGGCGCGGCGATGGAAGCGACCTCCGCATCGCCCATGAAGACCTGCAGCCGGCCATCGGTCAGCACGAGCAGGTAGGTCTGCTCGGTGTTGAACTCGAAGGCGACGAGGCGCGCGGGACCGGCGAGCGTCGCCAGGTGACGCAGGCCGGCGCGGCGCGCGACGCCGCCGGTGGGCTGGATCACCACGTTGCGCAAGCGGCGTGCGCCGTTCTCATAGGCGCGGAGGTCGCCGCGGCCATGCAGCTCAGGCGCGAGCTCGCCGGCGGCGAAGCTCGACTTGGTGCGGCGGGTGGCGGCCATGCGCTCAGCCCCTGACGTCAACGAGCGGGAAGCCTTCGATCGCGCGCGGCGTGTCCTGCTGGCTGTCCACCTGGCGGGCCTGGCGCAGCTCCTGCTCCGCCAGGCGGAACAGGATCTCGGCGCGCGTCGCACTTTCGGTCAGCGGCAGGCAGAACTCGGCCGCGAGACGCGCGACAAGGGCGGCGGCGAAGAAGGGCGGGAAGGCGCTTTCGTCGGGGCGGAAGACGTAGGTGAGGGTGACCTCCGGCGCGTCGGCATGCAGCCGGCCTTCGTGGATGCGATAGGGGATGCCGCGCCCGCGCCCGGCGCCGCCGGCCGAGAGCGCGCGCAGGAAACCGGTCGGCAGCTGGAAGGCGTGCGCGGCATCGGCGACGGGCGTCGCGGCGAGGCGCGCGAGCTGCGCCTGGCCGGTGGCGAAGGACCAGGGATGGACGGACAGCACGGCATCGCGCACGCCGGGATAGAGGTTGGCGGCGACCTCGGCCTCCGCCGTGCCCTCGGTAAGGGAGGCGATGGGCTGCGCACCGAGGCGCAGCAGGGCGCGCGAGCAGAGCGCGAGAGCGGTCAGCGACATGGGGGGATCCGTGATGATGGGGGCGTGACGCGGGTGGGTTTCGCCCCCACCCCGACCCTCCCCCGAAAGCTCGGGGGAGGGGGAAGGCGCGCGGCTATTCCTTCGCGCGCATCCTGATGACGCCGGTGTCGTCCACCAGGACCGCGCCCTGGCTCATCATGTTGGAGACGAAGTGTGCCGCGCGGTCGCCGTGCCAGGTGACGTCGGTCTGCACCTCGGCCGCGGCGGCATGGCCGATCGCGGTGCGGTGGTAGAAGTAGCAGTAGCGGAGCGTGCCGGCCTTGGTCAGGCCGGAATGCGGCATCCACAGCGCGCCGAGCCAGCGCTTCGCCTGCGTGCCGCGCCAGGGCAGCTCGTCCGGCCCGACATATTCGCTCGACGCGAACTCGTCGATCGCGAGCAGCTCGCTCCACTGCTTCCAGCCGACGACCGCATGGCGATGGCCGTCGTCGGGCACGTCGGCCGCGCCCATCATCTCGAAGGCCAGCAGCACCTTCGCCTTGGTGAGCCCGTCGGTGTCGGTGGTGCCGGCGGCGGTGCCGAGCGCCTCCTTCGTGCCGGTGTCGAGGGCTGCGATGATCAGCTCGTCCGTCTTGCGGCCGAGCGCGTAGGCGCCGGCGTTGGCGATCACCTCGCGCTCGTCGAGGTTCGTCTTCAGCTCGTCGAGCCGGTCCACCCAGTCGCCGGCATAGTAGTCCTGCAGCACGCATTCGACCTGCGCGTGCTCGAGGTTCATCACCGGCACGCTGCCGTGGCGCGTCTTCGCCGCGGCGACGCCCTTGCCGACCTTCGGGAAGAAGGTGGAGGTGCCGGTCACGCCGGTCTTGCTGCGCACGGTCGGGCGCAGCTTGGAGCCCTGGCGCTGATAGGCCTCGTGGACCTCGGCCTGGAACTGCTTGGTGAAGACCGCGTCGATGGCGGTGCTTGCGGGCATGGTCGCCCTCCTCAGTCGGGGTTG